GTCGGCGGTGAGTGACATCCTCAACGGGCGCAAGGGCACGTCCTACCTCAAGATGATATGCTCAAGGATCAAATAGCATCCCCTCCCCTTGACTTGGTACACGCAAAACGTGTATCAAGCCCGCATGTCAGACACCTATTTTTGGAAACGTGGTGAAAAGACCACCGTGGCCGAGTCCGCCGGGCTTGAGCTGCGCGAACTCACCGACTTCTTGGCTGGCCGGCGAGGTTTCTCGCTGAACGTGGCGCGGAAACTGGAGGCCGCCACCACGCTTGTCCTGGGGGTCAACCGTAGGGTTCCCGCTGCCGCCTGGCTCCGTGTCGAGGAACATCCAGCCATCAAGGAGGCGGGCCATGTGCGAAGCCAAGGGTGACTGCAAGTATCATCGCATCGCCAAGCTCGCGGCAGACTATGCCCGCGTGCGGATCGAGCTGCACCGCATGCTTCTGGAGGAGGCCCTTCGTGACGCCGGGTATGACGTGCCACGGCTTTGCTTGTACCAGACCGGGGGTGTGCGCGGAAGCCGTGCTGCTATGCTGGAGCGCATCATACACACTTACGCCGCCCACATGAGCGGGTGCGAGATGTGCGGGGAAGCGAAGCCCGGCATGCGCTGCACCTGCGGGCTGAACACCGCGAAGGCGCGTGTAGGGCTTTGAAAAAGGCAGCGCCCCCAGAGTGGACCCTGGAGGCGCTTCGTAAGGGAGACAAGCGTGGTGAGCGCGTACAGCTACCCGCCTAGCCTATTCTCCCGCACCTGTCAACTTTCTGGAGTAGCAACGTGTCAGTAAAAGACGACATGATTTCCGCGCTTGAGTTCTTGCACCCGAGGATGGGGAAGCCGGGCTATGGCGCGGTGGAGCTTTGCGCCTTCTGTCCGGGTGGCGGGAAGGGCACTGGTTTGTGGAGCGGTTTCGCTGGGGGTAAAGAGGGCATCGTAGCCGGGTGGTTCGACACCCACGAGAAGTTGGCGAAGACGGCCATGGAGTTGGACGCCGGGTGGCGGGGCAGAGACGGGGAAGCGGAGTACCCGAAGGGCCTGTACATCACGCTTCAGCCGTGCGACCCCGCGCTCATGGGCAGGTCGAACAACCGCCTGAAAGCCGGAGTTAGCCGCACGTCTGATAAGGACGTGGGCAAGCTCTACAACATACTGATTGACGTGGACGCGAAGAGGCCCAGCGAAATATCCGCTTCTCACGCGGAGAAAGAGCTGGCCAGAAAAGTGACGCGACGGGTCAAGAACTACCTAATGGACGATTGCTTTTGGCCGGAGCCGCTTATAGCCGACTCCGGCAACGGCGGTCATCTTGTGTTCAAGCTGTTCACCGGAGACGTGCCGGCGGCGGAATCGTCCGCCAAGGTGAAGGAGCTTCTGGCCGCGTTGGACTCCCGCTTCCGCACAACGGAGGTCGGCGACGACGGGCGGGAGATAGAGGTGGGCGTGGACACCACCGTCTACAACCCGGCCCGCCTTGTGAAACTGTGGGGCACGTGGGCGCGCAAGGGTGATGCCACCAAAGACCGCCCGCACCGCGAAAGCCGGGTCAAACAGGTCCCCGACCCCGGCCAGTCCCCCGTTACTTTGGCCATGATAGACACGGTTCTGGGCCTGCTGGCGGGCCAACCCGCTGAAGAACAGGGTGACACCGGCCATTGTCCCCGCGTAAACGCGCCCACCCCGCGCACCGTCAACAACCCGTTCCAGCCCGTAACCAAGAGAAGCGGCAAGGAGATGGGCACGCTGGACGTGCAGGCGTACCTCGACCACTACCAGATAAAGGTGCTGAAGACCGATGAAGTCGAGGACAACGGGAGCAAATACACCCGCTGGTGCCTGGACAAATGCGTCTTCGACCCCAGCCACAGCCCCAACGAAGCCTTCATAGGTCAGACGGACGAAGGGAAGGTCTTTTACCGCTGCTTCCACGCCTCCTGCCAGCAAAAGAAGTGGAAGGACGCCCGCTCCATCATAAGCGGCGAGGACAAGCTGCACCCGTTCATGCTCGATGGTGGCGGCCTGGGCGTGCAGTTCCCGCACGTTGACAAACACGGCAAGCCCTTTCCGCGCTACGAGAACTTCATGGCGCTGTGCGATCTTTACGGCGTAGAGGTCCGCTACAACGTGATGGGCAAGCATGAGGACGTGCTGTTGCCCGATGGACTTTGGGAAGAGTCTGACAGGCTGCGCACCCTGGCCCGTGACTACCTGGAAGACCTCTGCGGGCGTCATGGCCTCGCGGCCACAAAGCTGGACGCCTGGATGCGGATGCTTGGCGAAGTCAGCGCGTACCACCCGGCTAGGGAGTGGATAGAGGGCAGGGAGTGGGACGGCACGTCGCGCTTTGAGGAGCTGCTGAACACGGTGAAGACGCCCACCCCTAATGCCTGGCGCACCTATCTTCGGCGCTGGCTCATCCAAGCCGTAGCCGCGCTCTATGAAAAGAAGTTCAGTTGCCGGGGCGTGCTCACCTTCACCGGAGCGCAAGGCGTGGGCAAAACCTCGTGGTTCAAGTCCTTGATGCCGGAGAGCATCGGAGCGTTCAGCGAAGGTCAGAGTCTTGACCCGGACAACAAGGACTCGGTGATGATCGCCTTGTCGAAATGGGTGGTGGAGCTTGGTGAAATAGACTCCACCTTCAAGAAGGCGGACATCTCGAAGCTCAAGGCGTTCCTGACCAAAGACATGGACATCCTGCGCGTTCCGTATGGCCGTGCCCCTGACCATTGGCGGCGAATGACCGTGTTCGGTGCTACCGTCAACGACCCGCAATTCCTTGTGGACGGCACGGGCAATACGCGCTGGTGGTGCATCGAGTCCACCGAAATCAACTGGAGGCACGGCATCGACATGCAACAACTGTGGGCTGAAGCCCGTGGGTGGTACGAGGCCGGCGAGTCGTGGTTCCTGAACGAAGCCGAGACAGCGATACTGAACGTCGTCAACAAGGCCTTTGAAGTGGCTGACCCGCTGGAGCACATCGTCCAAAAAGCCTTCATGTTCGACACGCCGAAAGAGCTGTGGACAGTGCCCATGACGGCCATGGACGTGCTGGAGGCCGTTGGCTTCGACAAGACAAAGATCAGCAGGTCTTTGGCCACGACTGCCGGCGTAGTGCTCAAAAAGCTCGTCGGATCGAATGAGGGGAAGCGAGTGAACAAGCGTTTCGGCTACTATTACAACATGCCGCTGTTAATAACGGGATTTGACGTGGCTAATAACGACGCTGAAGCGGTTAATAACGGCGACTGGCTCGGCGTTAACGGCTCTCGGGAGCGTCAGTAATGTTTTTTGCTGCAAGACCTGTGGGCAAGACCACCGTCTTGCAAGGTCTTGCAGGAAGGGGTGGGCGCAAGACGTGGGTCTTGCGGTGCAAGACGTAGGTCTTGCGGCTGTGGCCCACGTGGACGTAGGGCTGGCGGGTTTTGCAAGACCTGAAAGACTAGTACTAATAGAAAGGAAATAAGGGTAAATAAAGGATATATAAGCCCCTGAAAACACACGCGTTTTTTGCGCACGCGAAAATGCACCCGCGAGAAAAACGCCCGCGTGGGAACTTTAGAAAAACGGCTTTTGGGTCTTGCAGCACTTTGGAGGTTAACGGACAATGAAATTAGCGGCTATCGGAATTGACCCAGGCGTTAACGGGGCAATGGCGCTAATGGCCGCTGACGCGATACTGGTCGTGGACTGGCCCGGTGACATCGAGGGCTACGCTAACACCCTGGCCGTGTGGACGGCGCTGTGGGACGTTGGCGTTGTTGCTTTGGAGAAAGTCACTATCCTGCCCAGAGACTCGAAGCGGTCGGGCGCGAGCTTCATGCGTCACGTCGGTGAGCTGCAAGCCATGCTAAAACTCGCCAGGATGCCCTACGTCGAAGTTTTCCCGCAAAAATGGGCCAAGGGCTTGCTGCCCGCTAAAACTGGCCCCAGAGACAAGCCTAGCGTGAAATGGGTTAGCAGGAATTACCCCAACGTGCCGTTGGCCGGGCCGAGGGGCGGCGTTAAGGATGGCCGGGCCGACGCGGTTATGATAGCCGCTTGGGCTTTTAAGAACCTGGGGGGATAGTGCTGACAGACGAGCAGAAGGCGGTATGTGCAAGGGCGGTTGACCGTTATGGCCGCCGTGCGCAACTGCGCAAGGTGTCCGAGGAGCTGCGGGAGCTGGCCGACGAGTGTGACAAGGCGGCAAGCGGATGCGGAGATGCGGATCACCTGGCGCATGAGCGCGCAGACGTGTACGTGGTGCTTTACCAGTTTGACAATCTGCTCTTGCCGTCACTCAAGCCGGCAGTGCGGGAGAAGATCAAAAGCCAGGTTGATCGCCTGGAGAGGAGGCTGAACGATGAGCGGTAGAGGGCAAGTGCTGCTGGACGCGCACCAGATCATCAACGGCGAGCGCCAGAACGTCTACGGAAGCCCGGAAGACAGCTTCGCGCTGATAGCGAGCTACTGGAACGTGTACCTAGCGCCACACATGAAGGCGTTTGGGGCGTTGACCGCTACTGACGTGGCGTTGATGATGACGCTGTTCAAGATTGCCCGCGAGGCCAACCAGCACAAGCGCGACAACATCGTGGATGCCGCCGGGTACCTGGGCATCTATGGGAGCATGCAGGAATGATCTGCCCGGCGTGCGGAAAGGGCGCGTTTGTCGTGAAGCGCACAGTGACTGAATGCTCGGTGGTCATCCGCTACCGGGCTTGCAGTAACCCGGTGTGCGGCTACAGGGCCAAGACAGACGAAGATGCGACCATAGATTCTAGTATTAGAAAGCCCGAGGCCAAGCAGTATTGAACACGCCGCAGGGTGCGCGTATAGCGCACGCATGAGCACAGAGAAAATTATCCGCGAACTTACGCTCGAAAGAGACATTCAGGACGGTCAAGCCACGCTTGGCCGTCTTTTTGTTGACGGAAACTTCCAGTGCTACACGCTTGAACGCCCGTGGTTGAACAACCAGCGCGGCGTATCGTGCATCCCGGAAGGCACGTACCACGGGGCTATCCAACCCTCGCCGCACTTCAGGCGCGATCTGCCGGAGCTGCTGGACGTGCCGGGCCGGTCCCAGATTCTCATCCACATGGGCAACAAACCCGCCGACTCTATGGGCTGCGTACTGGTGGGCAAAGAGCGCGATGAAGACGGGCACATGGTCATGCGCTCCAACGCCGCGCTGGACGAGCTGCTCGCCGGCCTCGCCGGGTGCGACGGCTTCACGCTGACAGTCAAGGGGGTGTGACGATGTGGTGGATTCTCGGGTGTACCGCCGTCCTGCTGATCGTTGTCGGATGCGCTTTCTTGTGGGCTGTGCTGCCGAAGGCCGGGGGCTGAAGCCATGTTCGCCGCGCTCATACCGCTCATAGGCCCGGCGCTCGAAAAACTGCTCTCACTCATCCCTGACGCCAACCAGCGGGCCAAAGCCGAAGCGGAGTACCAACGGGCGCTTTTGGACATAGCGGCCAAAGCCGAGTCTGATCAGCGCGAAATCAACAAGGTCGAGGCCCAGCACTCAAGCATCTTCGTCGCAGGCTGGCGGCCTGCTATTGGCTGGGTGTGCGCCGCTGCTCTGGCTTTTCAGTACCTTGTGCGCCCGTTCTGGGTGTGGGCTATCAGCGTCTGGACCCCTGGAACACCAGTGCCTCCGGGGCTCGACGACATGCTTTGGCAACTCATGTTCGGCATGCTTGGCATGGGCGGACTCCGCTCCTGGGACAAGTCAAAGGGGACGAAGTAGTGGCCGGCCCTCGCGTGTTCAACCAGTGCGGCGAAGGTCTTACGAAAGAGGAGATCATCGCCGCTGTACGCGAAGGGCTGTCCAATCACCCGTGCAGGTACGTATCCTTGACACCCCAACAACTCGACCACGTGGTCGGAATGCTTTCTGACATTGGCGACGGGGACTTGCGCAAAGGCGTCGAGATCGTCCGCACAAACCACAAGTGGGTGGTGGACCGGGCCGAGGACTCGAAGGATGCGGAGTATACCGCCAACCATGAGCTTGTTTCAGCGATTCGCCGGGGGATGGCCAACGTCGGCGGCCACGTGGCTCGGGGGATTGCCTGGGCGGTTATAGCTGGCCTAGCCGCGCTCGTGTGGGTGGGGTTCAAGATCAAACTTTTCCAGCAGTAAGGGGCGGCAGCGTGGCACCGCAGAAGAAAGTAAAACGCGAAGACGTTATCCGGGCGGCCCTACTGGACGCCGGATATGAGACCAACGAGCGACAGCTTGTGTGGGCCTTTGCGTTTTGCAAGCCTGGGCGCACCTACCGCGACAGCACCGCGGCAGCCGAGGTGGCGGGCTACCCTGACCCGGAGCGCGGTGGCGACAACAACTTTTCGGATTTTGGTCATGTTCTGGACAAGGTTATCCTGGACGAAGCCACCGGGCCGCTCTTCGTCTATCAGAATCTTATCGAGCTGACGCGAGCGGTAGCCAAAAAGCCCGTAGTCGATAAGGGCATTGTGCTCGACATGCTGGACGTGCCCGACAACAGCGCCCGCCTCGGAGCCAACAAGGCGTTGATGGAGTTTCACGGCATGGCCGCGCCCACCAAGTCCGAAGTGACGTTGAGCCACAAGGACATAGCGAAGCAACTGGCCGAGGCGCAAGCGCGGGGTGACGGTTATGGCGAATAGCCCCGTTGTCGAGCGCCTTCTAGAGTATCAGCGCGATCCCGTGCGCTACGTGCGCGAGGTCTTTGGCGCTGAACCGTCGAAGCAGCAGATACAGTACCTCACCGCCATGGCCGACCCCGACGCCCGCGTATCCGTGCGTTCCGGCATTTCCACGGGCAAGACCACGACTAACGCCTGGCTGGTCCACTGGCTCAACGATTGCTTCCCGCACGCCAAGGGCGCAGTAACCGCGCCCACCATGCCCCAGCTCCGGGACGCCCTGGTGGCCGAAGTGAAGCTCTGGGCCGGGCGCAAGAAGGTTTCCTTCCTGTCCCCGACCAACTGCACCAACGAGATACTTTCTAACGACGCCTTCGGCACCTTCGTTGTCTTCAAGACCGCCAGCAAGGAGAAGCCCGAAGCACTGCAAGGCCTCCATGCCGATCACGTGCTGGCCCTGGTCGATGAGGCGTCCGGTGTTGACGACGCGGTGTTCGACCCCCTGCGTGGCGCTACCGGGAGGCTGTCAACCCGGATAGCTTTCACGTCCAACCCCACGCGGGCCAGCGGGCGCTTCCACCAGACCCAGACGCACAGTGCGTTCAGGGAGAGATGGACGCGGTTGGTGTTCAACTCTTGGGACAGCCCTCACAGCCCCAAGGACTACTTGCAGGAAATCAAGGACGAGTATGGCGAACACAGTGACATGTACCGCGTGCGCGTGCTGGGCGAGTTTCCCAGCGCCTCGCCGTCGCAGCTCATACCTACCGACCTTGTTAACGCTTCCATGACCAAGGTCATACGCGAAGAGCAAGTGGCCTTCGCGCCCGTCATTCTCGGCGTAGACGTTGCGTGGGAGGGTGATGACCGCTCCAGCATCTACATGCGCCAGGGCTTGTGGGCACGGTGTCTTGGCGTGTGTCACAACATTGACAACATGACGCTGGCCGCTCGCGTGTTTGACTTCTGGAAGGAGCTGAACGCCGATGCGTGCTTTGTGGACGTTGGCTGGGGCACGGGAGTTATCGACCGCCTGCGCCAGCTTGGGCGTAACCCCGTGCCTGTTCATTTCGGCGGCAAGGCGTGCGATGCCCAGTATGCCAACAAGCGCAGCGAGATGTGGTTCAAAATGCGTGACTGGATCATGGACGGCGGTGTTATCGAGTCCAATGAGGACTTGAAGCTCGACCTCACCGCGCCGGAATATGGCCCCATGGACACCGGGCAGAAGATACTTGAGCGCAAGAAGGAGACCAAGAAGCGGGCCGGGTTCAGCCCTGACCTCGGCGACTCTCTGGCCCTCACTTTCGCATACCCTGTTCTCAAGGCCACCGACACCATCGGCGCATCGTGCCACAAGGCCCGCGTGGATGAAAACCCATTTAGCTAGGAGGATACCGAGATGTGCATGGGAGGAGGATCAGCCCCCAAAGTCCCGGACGCCGTGCCTGTCCCGGCTCCGGCGCAGGATGCGAGCGAGACCATGAAGACCGCACGCGAGAGCCAGGCCAAGAAAGCAGCGTCGGCCAATGGCGCAGCCGCTACCGTCTCCACCAGCGGCCTCGGTGATACCACCACGCCCAACTTGCAGAAGCAGAAGCTGGGAGCGTAGCCATGAAGAACGTCAAAATATTCGAGGCCGACGACGGGTCGACCTGGAAGGTGTCCTGGGGCTACTGCCACCAAAACAACGCCAGGATGCTCGGCTACGCGGCCAACATCCTGGCCGCCGTGTTGGGGCTGGTGCTGCTCTGCATGGGCCGCAAGACCGGGCTGTACGTGGCTGTCGCCGTTGGCGTGAGCTTTGGCTACGCCTGGGTGGCCGAATCCTTTGGCCCAGGCCGGCCCCGTCTGTGGGCCGCCGCCGTCGGGGGCGCGGCTGGTGCCACCATGGCGGCCTACGCTTTGGCCCTGGTGGGAGCGTAGCACATGGCCGCCGTGCAGGAAACCAACCCCGCTGAACGCTACTACAAGCGGCTGAAGATGCTTGAAGCGGAGCGCCGGTCATGGGACGGGCATTGGAGGGAACTCTCCGAGTACCTGCTCCCTATCAGCGGGAGGTTCCTGACCAGCGACCAGCAGCCGAACCAGGGCACAAAGCTCAACGACAAGATAGTGGACGGAGCTGCCACCTTGGCCTCCGGCATCCTCGCGTCGGGGATGCAGGGCGGTTTGACCAGCCCGGCCCGACCTTGGTTCCGCATGACCGCCGGGTCTCCGGGGCTGATGGAGGAGAAGGATGTCCGCGTGTGGCTCGACACGGTGCGGGACATCATGCTGGAGGTCTTCAGCCGCTCCAACTTCTACGACTCCATCTTCATGGTCTACCAGGAGCTTGTCGTCTTCGGCACCTCTGTCATGCTCATCGAAGAGGACTATGAGAACGTAATACGCTGCCGGGTCTTCACCGTCGGCGAGTATTACCTGGCGTTGGACAAGTACCAGCGCGTTGACACGATGTACCGCGTTTTTTGGGCCACCGCCGGTCAGCTCGTCAGCCGCTTCGGCAAGAGCAACTGCTCTGACGCTGTGGTCAGGATGGTCGAGAACCGGCAGATGGACCAGTGGGTCAAGGTGGTCCACGCCATCGAGCCGAGAGACTCCACAAACGAGAAGAAGGGCGCAAAGGGCATGCCTTGGCGGTCTGTCTATTTCGAGTGGGGCAGGGACCGCAACAAGCTCTTGAGCGAGAGCGGCTTCGAGGAGTTCCCCGCCATAGCGTTGCGGTGGAACGCCACTGGTGGCGACGTGTACGGGCGCGGCCCTGGCATGGATGCGCTGGGTGACGTGAAGATGCTCCAGAAGATGCAAAAAGAATCCTTGATCGCCATGGGCAAGATGGTCAACCCGCCGCTTAACGCGCCCAGTTCCATGAAGGGTACCGATGCCGTCACGCAGCGGTCGGGCGAGGTGAACTTCGTTCCCTCCGGCGGACAGGGGCAGCAGGGCGTAACGCCAGCGGTCCAGGTGAACTTCCCCGTGGACAAGGTGGAGATGAAGATAGCCCAGACCATCCAGAAGATCGGGCGCTTCTTCTACAACGAACTCTTCATCACCCCCGAGTTCTCTGACGGCAAGAACAGGACGGCCACCGAAATCAGCGCCATGCAGCAGGAGAAGATGCTGCGCCTGGGTTCGATCATGGGGCGCATTCAGTCCGAAGGACTCGGCCCGCTGATTGACCGCGTGTTCAACATCTGCGACCGGGCCGGGATATTCCCGCCACCCCCGCAGGCGCTCAACGGCGCGGACTTGAAGATCGAGTACATCGACCTGCTGGCCCAGGCGCAGAAGCTCGTAAACACAACGGCTATCGAGCGCGCCGCGACCTTCGCGGCCAACATGATGCCGGTCTTCCCCGAGGTGCGCCACAAGTTCGACGCCATGGAGGCCATGGACCAGTACAGCGAGAGCGTGGGGATACCGGCCAGCGTTATCCGCGACGACAAGGAAGCCGCCGCCCGCGCCCAGGCCGAACAGCAGCAGATGGCCAACGCGCAGGCTCTGGCAAACATCCAGCAGGCCACCCAGGCCACGAAGAACTTGACTGATCCGCAGGTTGGCGGTACCGA